GTTAGCTTTTATATGTATATTTTCTATATCTTCCATAATTAAATCTGATAGTTTCATATAAAATTCACCTCCTGACCGAATGAAAGATTTCTTTCAATGTATTATTCTCTTAATGTGTGTATTTACTTCTTGGAAATACCTCTTCAAGATCAATACCGTATCCAGAAATAACTTCTTCTAAGTCGATACAGACATAATCACTACCAATTCTTGCTTCAATTCCACCTTCATCAAATAATGAATAACCGAAAATATCATTCAATCGTTTGATAAATTCATTAAACCAACTAAGATTAATCCAAACACAAAATTCTGTATCACTAACCCATCCGAATTCATCTACATATGAGATGTCAATGTCATCTTCTTCTGGATTAATTAGTAATTTATACAGTTCTAATTCATAATTTTTACTCATCTGTCACCTCCTGATTCGTCAAGAAACTTCGGTTTACTGCTAACTATAAAATTTCATCTAAAGCACATTCGATTTCTTCAATAATTTCCTGTTTAGTGATTTCATAACCTTCCATCATTTCATCAATAGGTAAGTGATTTCTAAGTACAATATAAAGATATTCTGCAATGCCAGCAGTATCATATCCTTCTACTATTAAACCTTCTGCCAATGGCTGAATAAAACCATTTCTGATATGATGTGCCAATTTATCTGCACCAATGATTACTTTATTACCCTTTGGAATTTTTACCCTTTCTCCTGATAATGCTTTTTCAATTTCTACTTCTTCTGTTGATGTCAAAATCTGACCAATCTTATAATCTGCCATACTATTCTCCTTTATCAATTCAAAATCTCACTCAACCTCTTCACAACTTCTTCGCAAAATCTGTACAAACAAGTCTTCTTAAATGCTATTCTCAAATCATCAACAGCTTGTCTATATTGCTGACGTAATTCGTTGTCTATCATATTATTCTCCAAACATTCATTATTGTTATGCCCACTTACACCATATAAAGGGTTTGAACCTAGTACAGCCCCACTGACGCATAAATCACTATCTAGTATCCACATTTATGCCGTTGTCAATCTGAATTGAACAGCCCTACAGTAATGAATAATCCTAATCAATATCAGCAATGCTTTCTACAAAGCAGTTATAATAGACATATCTCTTGCCATTGAAATCAAATTTGACATATCCTCCATCATTTGTATCAATATCAATCTTGCCCTCATATGTTGCAAGTTCTTTACCATCTGCCGTATATACAGTAATTGTTCTCTGCATACCACCATTTACATCACTTTTCATATCTGTTACCATTCTGTCCCATGACGCACATCCAGTCATTCCTAAACACAATGTTAATCCTAATACAACTGCTAAAATTTTCTTCTTCATATGATTTTATTCTCCTTTGCAATAACCAGTCTCTTCAAGGAACTCATTAAATTCCTCTTTTGTCATATTGTTTGGATAATACATATCCATCACCATATCAAACGGCTTCAAATAATTATCCAACACATCTTCAGCATCTTCTTTTGCTTCCTGCATTTTCATATTGATATAATCTTCTCTCGTCATATTCCATGCTGTAGGACAATCCGTGACACTCGAAAATCTACAATATAATCCATTTGGTTGCTTTGATACAAATCCTGCCATATTATTCTCCTAACTGTTCTAAGAACTCATTGCCACAATCACAAAATTCCCTAATCATAGACTTCATTAATCCCCATGACATACCAGAATGTCCCTGATTTTTCATAATTTCAATTCCATCTTGGATAGATTTTTCTTTAACAGTTTTGATAATATTTAAGCACTGACCAAGTTCCATTCCTCTGTATAGATCATTAAGTCGAATGGGAACACATTTATCCCACATATCCCACTTATCTTTAGATAAAACCCTATGACCTTCTTCTATCCAATACTTTGATAATTCAGGAATTTTTCTTTTATGTTCTTCCTCTTCACGAATTAATCTTTGACGACTTTCTTCCTGCTCTTTATTAAATTCGTCAAAAGTTTTGCCTATACAAAGCATATAAGCATCATCTAAAGACATATCAGATGTTAGTTTATTCCCATTGAATTTACCACAATATTTATTGCCATCCTTTGCTCTTTCGTGCAATTCCTTTACAGCTCGTTCAATAGTCCAACCGCAAAGAAAATCAATCTCTCTATATTCCATATTGTTTACCTCCTGTTGTTTTATTCTCCGAATGAAATCTATGTTTCTTTGTAACTTTTTTGTTCAAAAATCTCTGTTGTTTCTAATTTTTTCAATATATTATTTTTAACAATCGCTTTAAAATGTTGCCATGCTTTACAATGTGGACATTGTGTATCTAACGATGGACGCGCATAAGAACCATATGTGTATTCTCCATCACCGTTATCGGCACAAATTTTATCACCAACTGTATAATATCTGAGTAAACAATCAGCCCATTTAATCTGATCGTCTGCTATAAATTCTTTTCCACAATTAAGACATTTTACTTCTCCTTGAATATTATCGAACATTCCCATCTAATTTACCTCCCTTTGTTTTTTCATTACCAAATGGCTAACGTTTACTGCTTCTCTCATAGCTTCTGCAAACTCATAAGCACAATCAGAAGTAAATTTTTCCTGTACTTTTGCAATATCATTTGTATCAACTTCACTATGAATCCTTGCGTCAATAATATATTTTCCGTCTTTACACTGAATGTCTACCATTTATTCGTTCTCCTTTGTCAAAATACTTTTATAAATTTCTCATAGTTACCATCTCTGCCGCTTGGAACAGCAAATACAACAGTATCGAAGCATTTATGGGTAGTAGTTAAATATTCTTTAAATATATTCGCTACCTCTGTTGCGTCCTGTCCAAATACTCCACAACCATAAGCTCCTAAAATAAGAGTGCTTACATTGTTATCTTTTGCCATATCAAGAACAAATTTAATTCGACTTCTTAACGCTCTAGTATTCTCTTCGTCTGACACGTTCTGATATTTCTGAGCAGCCGACTTATTTGGAGCTGCACAAGTAATAACACTACACTCTACACGGTTATTCTCTCTAAAGAACCAAACACCGGGAGAAAATAATCCTCTATTCAAATATAAAGCCTTATTCTTATGTCGATTATTCCAATCATAAAACTTTAATACAAACTGACTCAACACATTGTATAAGAATGATTCGTGACATAAGCACTCTTCCTGTGCCTTACTACCATTTAAAAACATTCCACCTGGATTTTTATATGAAGAAAAATTAAGAACTGCTGTACTTGGATTGCCGTATTTCATTACAGCACCTACACTATCAATATTCTCTACAATAATCTTGGTATCTTTATCTTCGATATTCTCTTCAAAATCCCTATTAAATGAATTTGTATCATAAATTTTTGTACCCAAAATTGAAGTTTGAATACAACGACTATATTTATTCCGCATCTCTTTTGTGTGTTCACGAGCAATTGTCGCTCTT